AGGTCATCTTATCTATCTTCCTAAAAGAGCTTCCGACCTTTATTAAAACTGCCGTGATGTCTGTTATTGCGTTTCCGTCTTCATCTAATAAGAACTCGTAATCGTGCTGATTTTCAACTATGTCAAAAAGCGAAAACGGATGATTGGTATAATTTGTATCATCCGTCTGGGACATAGAAGAACTCGCCCCTAATCTTCCTGAATAGCGGTCTAATCTTATATTAAGACGAGCAGTTATATCGGACTTTAAGCTGGCATCTCCCGAAATATCTCCTGTGTTCATTCCTGTCCAAAATTCTACGCTTTTTAACAGGTCAAGATATGTCATTGGACTTTATAGTAAAGAATTTCTAATCCTCCAGCCGTGTCTTTTGAAACTGCTTTGAAGTTTTCAAGCTGTTCCCTTGAGTAAATATCAACTTCTCCATTAGCGGCGACAGAATAGCCAACTGTTGAAGTAGGGTCAGTTCCGTCATCTCTGTAACGAATTGCCTGGTCTACTACTTTAATCTTGGCAAATCTTGCGCCACTTGGAACGGTTAAACCTTTTGGCGTTCCTTCCGCTCCTGTATAAAGAGTGATACTTTCAAACCCTGCGGGAACTTGTGGTTTGTCGTATTGTATCAACATATTATCTTACTCTTTTAGACTGAATATTAGGGACATTAAATGTTCTCCTAATGAGTTTACCGTTCGGACCATAAACTTCATTCATTGATATTTGTCCTTGAAGTTTCTTAATAAACTCTTCTCTTTTCTTTTCGTATTTCTCGGGATTCTTCTGCTTATACTCGGCAATAAGCCTTTTATAAGAAAGAACTTCCGATGAATCGCCTGCTTGAGGCTCTAATGGGTCAACTTCTTGAGTTTCCTCAACAGGACTAACTTCTGCTGTTACTGGTACATTTTCTTTTGATGTTTTTTTAGGCATAATTTTATTATTAACCCTATTTGGGCTGTCTCAAGAGAAAAACTCTTGAGGTTTCTCTCCTAAGGCAACCCAAAAGGGTTGCTTTGACTTAAGCGAATATAGTTGTATCTCCTGAACCAATTGCTGAACCTGTAACATTCCATTTGCCATCATTATCGCAAATTAATTTTATGCGAGTTCCAATTGCTCCTCCATTAATTGTTCCGAGAACAACTTTTGAGGCTCCTGATGAGACTTGGCTCTTAGCTGTTCCATCACTTGCTCCTGATGTAACTGCTCCTTTTACAGATGCAGTTGCAGCATCTCCAACAGAAATTGTGTAGTATCCTGCAGCTGCTGTAATAGCAGTTTTGACTACAAAGTCATACTCTAATCCTCTACCTGGTTCAGGTAAAGTTACAGTAAGACCTTCTGCTTTATCAAGAACTACTAATGAACCTGATTGATTTTTAGATAATGTTGCACTTTCTTTAACATCAACTATTCTTTTTCTTGCCATTTGATTTTTATGTTTATTTTTATAAACCTTGCTATAAAATAGCTTTTTAGCAAAGTATGTTTAAAGGGCGACTATTTCTTTAAACTGTCCCCTTCGGGCTGTATAGGAGAGATAACCGGTGGTTTAAATCTCCCCTGTACAGCCCAAAAGGGCTGTTTTACTAAAGGGTGATGTCAACTGTCAAATCTGTCTTTGTAGCCCAAAGTTTGAAGCCAATATATCCCCAGCAAACTACTTCTTTACCTGTCTTTCCACTTACTGATTTCTCTTCCCATTGAACTCCTCTTGGTGAAGCATAGGTTGCAACTCTCTTTACTCCGAATACTCTGTGGCCAGAGTTGGTGTAAGTAGTTGTTCCTAATGTTTCATCTGCGAAAGTTCCTGTTCTTGTAACATATATTTCAACACCTGCCATTGAACGAAGGAAACCATTATTGAGGGCAGCATCTGCGTATGAGAAGCCTGAAGCCATCTGATTTTCCATTATTCCTGGGATGTCGGTATTTTCTATTACAAGGTACAAACCTTTGTAAACATCTGAGTATCCTGCAACCTTTGAAACAAGGTTAGAAAGAATTTCGTGAATGTTTACTGGGTCTGTGAAACCTCCTAAAGGAACTGAATATGTACCTGTTGCGTCTTCTGTCAAGTTGTTTATAACAAACCTGTCAATCTTTTCTGCTACTGCGAACATCATTTCGTTTGTCCTGTTTTGAAAAAGATTGAACTGAGTCAATACTTTTTCAAAATCGTAGATGTGTTCCGAAACGATTACTTCGTCAGCAACAGTTAAAGAATCATCGGTTGTTGTAAAGTCGTCTGTAATGTATTGTCCTGACAATGCCTGGACTTCTGCAGACGGCTGTGAACCATAGGGGTTATCAATAACCTTACTATCGCTTCTGTCAACTTCACAAATAGCTTCGGCAACAAGAGCTCTTCTGAGAATTTCTTGCATCTTGGTAGAGTAATATTTTTCTCTCCAAGTTCTGTCGCTTATTGTGTTCATTTTAAACCGTTAATTTAACTTTCCTTTCGGAAAGCCCACCGGTTTATTTTTTAAATTCAGCGTTAATGAGCTTTTTAAGTCCTTCCTCATCGTCAGGAAGTTCTCCTGTCTTTTGAGCTCGGCTTAAAAGTTCACTTCCACTTGGAGCTTTAGTTCCTGCCCCTTTATTTCCTGTTGAGGTGGCTTGAGCTGAAGCTCTCTCTTCTTTCTTTTCAGAAAGAATTGTCCTTATAACACTTGATTTAAGGGCATCTGCTACTTCAATGTTTTTGAGCTTGGCATAATCAATTACCTCATCAAAATCATCTTCGTGAACTTCTGCTCTTATAAGAGCTACAAGGTCTTTTTGGGATAAAGAATCTGTTTTAGGAGTGTCTTTACCCTCTTTTGCTTTAGCTTCGGCTTTTTCGGCTCGGACCTTGTAATTTTCAGCAAGTTCTTTGGCCTTCTTAGCTTCTTCAACGATTTTTTCTCGCTCTTCAGCTTCTTTGGCCTCCCATTCGCTGATAAGGTCTTCTTCCGTTTTATCACCGTTGTCTAATGCTTCTAACTCCTCAGGGGTTAAGGATTCCCTGTTAACCGTTTTTGTATATTTCATAGAATGATTCTTTTAGGTGGGGACTTCTTCCACCAATTTATTTAGTGCTATCTTTTTTTCTTGCTTCTTCAATCTCTTCTTTTGTCTTTGGTTCTTGATTTGCTAATGACCATAAACTGTTAATAGCTATATTCAAGTGATCCATTAACATATTCCTTGCTGTTCCAAGTATTTTTGCATCTTCCGCAGAAAGCCGTGCAAAAGGAATAGAAGAATAAACATCTATTAAAGAGCCGGGAGTATTCTCATCAACTTTTGGAATCATTGTTTTTCTTAAAACTTTTAAAAGCTCATGATTGTCTTTGAGGACTCCTCTGATTAAAGCTCTTTCTTCTTCCGAATAATAATTGTTTCCTGCTGTATATATCATCTTAATTGTTCTGTTAATTCTGGCATACCGACCTGACCAGTATCCATTCCTCGGGGAATAGATTCACCACCGGTTGCTCCTTGCGGAGGTACGCCTTTAATTTGCAATGGACTAATAATATCAGGGCCTATCTCATCAATAATCTTATTCATCATTCTTCTTCTATCTTCTGGCCCAAAAGCTTCAGGGTCTGCTATCATTCTTTGGAATAAAGTATCAAGCGAAGTAATTACTGCTGATTTATCTCTGCTTTCGCCTGTAATATCAATTTCAACATCCCACTCAAAGTCTTTAAATACATCTTTCCAGGTCTTATCTCCTTTTGAAGGAGTAATAACTCTAACATTTGTTTCCCTATTTTCTTCTTCAATAATTGACATCATCTCTTCTTGCGTTGGAATGTGGTCTTTTTTAAGTGAAAGCATTATCTGTTTTTGAAGATTAGCAGGTAATGCAAGTTTATCAAATTCTTCCAATTCCTCGCCATGTAAAACCGCAACAAGTTCATCTGTTGTTTTAAGCGTCTTTTTAAAATGAGGGATTACATGAGTTCTAAGAATGTATTCAAGCGATAATCCTTTGTTTTCTCTAAACATATCAAACAAACCCCTTGCTTCTTGATTTAACATCATTCCTAATCTGTAAGGAGTGCCTGAAGGAAGAGTTTGTCCTGTTACACTCTCGTGAGAACCTGATATTTCTCTTGATTGCTGTTTCCATAAATCAAGAAAGCTCATTATCTGCGGAATGTCGTGTGATTGATTATTCATTGCGTTCAAAGGTTTTCCTTCTTCATGAACCGCAACAAACCCAGTATCAAAATCTTTCAAGTAATTCTTTCCTACAAAATTAGGGTCTGAAGTTTGCATTACAAGTTTTGAGGCAATTTCAAACTGGTCTAAGGTCTTCTTAGCCATATCATTAACCATCCATTGCGGGTCAAAGTTGCTTTCTACTGCTCCAATAGATAAAGTCCTTCCTTCTTGTTCAAGTAAATGTGTGATTACATAAGGGTCTTTTTCTTCTTTGCCTCTATAAAGAGATATTTCCGTATCTTCAGAGTTTTCATTCTGAATAATAAAAACAACATGCATTTGTTGTCTGTATATATTTTCGTCTTCTTCTCTGTCTGTTAAAAGAGAAAGAGGTAAATTGCCATGCACTTCATAAACTCCTATATATTCGTTTGAAATATCAATATCCTCACCATCAATGTTTTCTCTTATATCTTTAAATGAGTTAATAGCTTCTTCAATTCTATCAGAATCATATGGCTGTTGTCTTAGTTGAGCCGGAGTATAATATATTTTTTCTATCTTGGGATTGCCGTCAAAATCAACAGGGTCGCATATCATTCTATCCCAAGAGATTACAGAAGGAATAAGTTTGCCGTCTTTTTCAATAAACTTTGAAACTGCAGAACCATAACAAGAAAGAGTCCAACCCCACTTATTAAGCCATTGGCCGAAGTTCTCTTTATTCATCCATTCCCGAAGTTTTAAGGTAGCGACAAGAGCTTTTAATCTTTTCTTTGAATTAGGAGCTCTAAACTTTATATGTCTTCTTGAGATATTTGTAAGTTTATACCAAACATAGGCGGCAACTATTGCAATATTTAAAAACGGCTTCTCTCTACCTTGAGAATCTCTTTTGCCTGAGATATGTTGACTATTAAGATAAGCAGTTATTGTTGAAACTTTTTCTGTATGGTCGTGTTCTGCATATTTGCCAATTTTAATAGGCTTGCCGAATAGCAAGTTTTGTTCCTGTTTTTTGATTATTTGGAATATATTCATTTATATATTCCACCGGTTTGTTTAATATAGCATATTTTAAGCACAATTGCAAGCTATCTTGTGCTGTTGTTCATATTATTTTGTCTTGCCTTATAAAACTGCTCATCTGCAGAGCCAGAATGAACAGGAGCAATATCATTTTGGTAAGCTAAGGCGTCAATCGTATCGTCATGTATTCCTTTAGGAAACATAAACATTTCTTCTTCTAATTCTCTGCATTCATTTTCAACATGATAAATTGAGCCAGTACTATATCTTGGAATTAAACCTCTTATTCTTATTTCTTTTTTCCTCTGTTCATGTTTAAGGGGAACTATATTAGGAAACATATTTCTCTTTCTTGTTTCCATATCAAAAAATGGCTTAATAGCTTTTAGATATACTGTTTCCTCAATTCCTATTTTTTCAAATCCTTCTTCGTGTAATTTAAAAATATAATTTATTAACTCTGCACTATCAATATGAACTCTTATTGCTCTTATATTCCAAAAGTTCTGCTTATCAATATAGTTTCTTATTATCCCCGTATAATCATTTTCTAATTCTCTACCCCCCGGGTCAATGGTCGCAATTTTTCTTGTATTAAGAGCTAAAACTTCTTCAATCGTTCTGTATTTAATCCAATTTTGTTTGAACTCTTGATTCTCTGAAGTTATTGGGCTTGCTTGATAAAGAGCAGAAAACTCATAGGGACCAAGTGTGTTTTTTGTTTTTTCCAATTTTTCAAAAGAAAATCTTTCAGGCCATAATGCTTCTCCCTTTTTTCTAAACTCTTCATCTTGCTCTGCTATTGCAGGAAATCTTAATACTTGCCATCTATCATAATTTTCAATGCCCTCTTCTCTGTCTTTCTTTTCTTTTTCCTTTAATCGCCCTATAACATCGTCTGTATGCCACCTTGTCCCTATAACAATAATCGCAGTATTTCCTCTTTGTCTCGTATAAAAAGTTGATAAATACCAGCTCCACCTTGAATCTCTTACTACCTGCGACTCCGCTTCTTCTCTATTTTTAAATAAATCATCAACTATACCAATCTTAAATCCCATTCCTGTAAAAGCTCCACCTGCCCCTGTTGCCATATAGCTTCCTCCGTGTTGAGTTTTCCAATATCCCTTTGCCTTTGTATCTTGAGATAGTTTTGTATTAAAAATAGACTGATAAGAAGAAGAATTTATTATGTCCCTTGTTTCTTGTCCAAACTTAAAAGCTAAATCTCCCGAATAAGAGCCAACCATTACAGGCCAATCAGTATGTTTCCCTAAACACCAAGCAGGAAACTTTTTTGTTGCTATTTCAGATTTTCCATGCTGCGGAGGACATTCAATAATAATCCTCACATCTTCTCCTCTCTCTAATTTTAAAACAGCATCTTCCAAAACAGATGCTAATTTTTCGTGAAACCAACTATCTTGATAATTTCTATCTGTAGCAATAGCAAAATCAATTAAATGATTTTGAGCTATTTTATTGGTCGCTAATTCCAATTCTTTTTGCCTCTCTTGAGATAATCCTTTTAATTTGCTCATCTGTTAAATTTTTAATTTCCCCACTATGTTTAACATCTTCTGTTGGGTTACCTTCTGCCATTCTCCACGCAAATTCAGGATTAACATGATTAAGAAATTTTAATTTTTCTTCATCCGGTAAACTTAAAAGATAATCTTTTACAAAAGTTTTCAAAGATTTTCCTGGAGGCCTACCTTTCAGATTTCCACTTTCCCCTTTTTTCCATTGATAAGGTTTAAGCCACTCATAATTCTGTTTCTTATATTGATTATCAGCTTTTATGTTTTTACTTTTTTTCATATTTAAGGAACGGCAATAATAAAAGCCCCGCCAATTCTTGGCTTTGGGATAGGAAAAGGATATTTATATTCAGGAGGTGGAGGAGTAATTACGGGAGAAGGACTTGGTTCTTGAATTACATCTATAGTTGTAGCAGGCTGTATTTCTTCTAAAACCTCAACCGGCCTTTCTTGTAATTGTCTTAACTGTTCTTGTAATTGATAAACCAACTCATAAAGATCCGCAATCTTTTGCTCTATTTGTTCAGTAGTTAATGCAAAAGATGTTGAGGGAATTATTATTGCTATTAGTATTATTAAAATTAGTTTCATATTTCTTTAATATTTATTTTAATATGACCTTTTTCTTTGTCTATTTTTTCTGCCTCTTTTAACCTTTCTTCAAAAGAGATGCCTCTGAAATTGTAAAGCTTTCTTCTAAGGCAGTAATACCAGTCTGCTTCATCCATTTTAATCTTTTCTGTGTCCAATTCATCAAAGAACTTCTTTAACATTCTTTTAAACATTGGTATTCGCAGTATCGGAACAAGTCTTTTTAAATCTCTGGACTTTTGTTTTAATCCTTCTTCTTGAAATCTTTCCTCTAAAATGTCAGACAATCTTTTAAACTCTTTTATTGGGTCGCCCTTTCTTGCTAATGATAATACATCTTGGGCCGGTAATCTATAAGCAGCATCAAACTCTAATAAGAAAATAATTACTTCAAATATTCTTTCCAGCGGTTTTGCTATTCTGTGTGTTTCATTTTTAAAGACCTCTTTATTTACCCGCCTTAATTCTGTTGCAAAAACATTATATCTCTTTTCCGGGAACTTAAATAATCCTATTGTTTTACTATGAATTATATGGGAATACTCATCTATCATACCATAAAATTGACCTTTTTTCAAAAGCCAAAATAACATCAGAGATATTAAAAACAATTTA